CCTCAGGCGATTTTACATTCTTTTTTACACGAATATTGCTTGCTGGTATTAAAATCTTTTTATTCTTCAGTCTTGAAGAAATGGATTTAGATGGAGGTAATAACTTCTTTGAATTTATTGTGGCCATATTATCCTATTCCTATTCCTAAAGATTCTCTTACTTTTTTTCTAGTTTCAATGGCACTCCTAGATGTATCTAGAACATCAAAATCAGGAACATCACTCGAATTGCTTCTCAAATGTTTTTGTTTATCTTTTTTATTTAATGGAATATTATGAACAATATCTGGTAATTGGTACACTCTCTGCCCAGGTGGTGTAGCACGACTTTGAGGACCAATCCTAATTTGATTTAAACTATCATTATAGGTTTTTTGTAAAACATCTGGAGATTTTACTGGTTGATCATAATTACTTATACCCTGAAGATTTGGGAAAGATGCCCATTCTGGCGCCATTAAATTCATTGTGGATCTCGACATTCCACCTTTTTTGAGAGATTGTAATGTTACACCTCTCATTTTCATCAATCCCCATGCACCTCTATCTTGATTATCTGGGGACATTAAATCTGTAGGTTTTAGCACTCGCATATTCATAAGTTGTTGAAGAGTGCTAGGCATAAACTGATATGCCCCAGCAGCAGCAGACATAACTCTTCCACTACTATCTTTACCAAATCCTACTGTACTACCACCAAATCTTTTTGGAAGTCTATCAGTATTTTGCATACTGATAACTTCTTTAACAGTCATTTGACGAATTGGAGCAGTCCCAAATCCAAACAAAGTATCATATGAATTCTTAGATTTTGTAGTTCCTTCAGCAACTTTAATTGTTCTTAATGCCGCTTGAACTTCTGGAAGTTTATACTCTGGTAAAGGTAGAGATGGTTTTGGTGATGATGTAGAAGATGCTGGTCTTGCTCCTGGAGTAATACCTTTTAAAAAATTTCCAACATTAGATAATGCACCTTGAATTCCTCCAACAATACCACCGTTTTTGAATCCTTCAACGTTTCCAGATACATTTATATTCTGTGGATTTACAAATTTAGTTCCATTTGGAACATAAGATGCTGGATGAACTCCAGTATCAGCAGCAATTTGCGATTGTTGTTCTTTAGTTAATACAAGTTCTCCAGGTGAAACTGCGACTCCACCTCCAGCAATGTTAGGAAGATATTGAGTATCTTTACCTGCTCCAGATATTTTTGATCCAGTTTTTCTATCTACAAGTCCGCTGAATATTTTTGATCCAGAACTTGCACCTTGAACAAGACCATATGGAGTTGTCGGACCCATATCTCCAACACCGCCAACTCCTTGAAGTCCAATTCCTTTTCCAGTTTGTGCTCTTGCTTTATTTTCTGCCTGAACTCCCGCTGCTTTTCTTTGTCCTGTCACTTCGTTCCCAAGAGCAGCAGTTCCCGCTATTGCAGCTGGGAACAAGAAATATGGATTTGTTACAAGAGAAAGTAAAGGATTTTTTCCTTTAGGTCCCCCTGGCATTTTATTCATCTTGATAATGTTCCTAAGTTTAGGAATCAATCCAAGAAGTTTTGGAATAAATTTAGCAACAACTCCAATAAAAGATCTTACAAATAATCCAAAGGGAGTTGCAAAAAGAACAAATGCAGCAAGTAAAGTAGGCCACCAATCTTTTAAGAATCTACCTAATACATCTACCTTTTTCTTATTCTTTGGATCCCCAAACCAATCTAATAATTGCCCAACAAATCTTCCAAGTAAAGTGAAGGTTATAAATTTGATAATTCTATCAAGTATTCCCTGAACGGGGGTGAAGATTTTTTTGACCACACCAGAAAGTTTTTGTATAGAACTCTCTAACGCATTCTCCTTTTCATCTCTTCCTTTTCTTTCTTTTGATCTTCTTTCGGACTCCGAATTTTTTACTGATTGCTTATATTGATTTGAAAGAATAGAAAAAATATTTTTTAATGAATCAATAATATTAAGTGATGTTTTATTTGCTGTATTATCAGTATCTATTTTTGTATCTTCTTTTGATTGTCTTTGAGGTATTACAGCAGTACCTGCCAAGAAAAACTTTTCTTTTGATACTTTTACTGGACCAGTTGTTCCAATATTTTCTGAAGTTATCTTTCTCTTTTTTACTTTAAATCTTCCTACTTTTCCTTTTACTCTTTTATATTCCCCTACTAATATCTCATCTTCCTCACTGGCAAGTTTTTTGCCCATCATCCTAGACTCAATCATTCTCGCTTTTAAGAGAGATTGATATGTACCATAATCCAAGTCAAATATATCATCAATACCAAGAAGTCTTAATATTCTCTCATCTATATTCTCATTTACGGAATCTTCTTCTCTAATACCTTCATACAAAGATAAAGCATTAGAAGATTTTTTGGGTGGTGGAGGGGAAGTTTTTGATTTTGCTCCTATAGAAACTTTTTGTTGCTTTGGTTTCTTTACTGCTTCTTGATTTTGTTTTTCTTTTTGTCTTTCTTTATGTAATAAATTTAATCTTACTTCTATCTCGTCTTCAACGTCTGCAATTACTTTCTTTACTCTACTAAAGAATTTTACAATCGCATCGCACCCTTCTTCTAGTTGCTTATAAAGTTCTGGATCGTTTTTAAAAGTGGGAAATTTTTTTGCTTGTTTATAATCTTTTACTGATAAACCAATAAATCTTAAATGACTAAATGCAGTATCATACTTTCCTGAAACTAAAAGTCCATATTCAGTAAGAAATTCCTTGTCCTCACCATAAAACTTAACAAGACTATCGCTTACATTTTTTGTTTTTTGATACGAAAATCCAGGAGGAACTATTTTCCATATCTCCTCCTGGATCTTTTCTTTTTTGTAAGCAATCAGATCTTTTGAATCCATTTATCCGCCATTTTGTTGCTGCTTCATTTTCTCTTCTTCAAGGTGATTCTTGAGTAAAGTTACATAAATGTCTCTTTCCCAAGGCATCATATTTTCAATCTCCGTTAATGAATATTTATGATACTGCATTAAGGAAAAATTCAACTGATAATAATTTTCAAGGTCCATATGGACCATTGCTATACGAAAAAACTTGACAGACCCTCCAGGATGATCTCGCTTTCAACTTTTGTATTTGGGTTTTTAATTTTAACTGTATGAGAAAGTTTTGGCATAGTTTCAAAAAAATGTTCAATTTTTTTGAACTGAGCAGAATTCATTTGCTCAAGAAATTCCAACATTTCTTTTTTTGTGACATCTGCTGCTGCCCAAACTTCTTCATCAGTATAGATTTTATCAATACAAGATGCAACAAGATCAAATGATTGATCTACATTTGAATCATTTAAATCAAAGTTACTCTTGATGAATTGTTCCAATGATGGATATCGCATTTCCATCACGATACTATCATCAACTTTAATCTTTCTATCGTGATCTTCGTTTTTAATAACTTTAATATCATCAATGTTAATCTTAGTTGGTACTACTGTTTCGTCATCATCTGGACAAATTAGATTAACTTCAATGTCTTCCCCTACAGATTTACCTCTAATGTTAAGGAAGAGATATTCAATATCGAATGTAGGAAGTGCTTCTACTTTAATATTTTTCGTCTTAATGCAACTTTTAATTACTGTTTTAATTGCTGTTGTAATCTCTTTTGTATTCTCACTTTCCAATGCAAGAAGAAGAAGTTTTTCTTCTTTTACTAGAAATGGTCTATACTGAATTGTTTCTCCAGTTGATGGCAATTCAAGTTCATATGTTGGTGTAGAAATCTTTGGTAAAGGCATAATGTCCTATAGAAATTTCAGGTATGATTATTTATTATGTATTTTAATATTAATAAACGCAGATATATTATAAAATTATTCAAAGATTAAGTTGGGATCCTGCTGCATTCTAACAACATTATCTTGCATGTATGCATTACGTAATTTGTTTGCAGCCTCTCCAGGTAATCCAGGACCATAATATTCTGGAATTGCATCTGGTTTTGATTCTTTAGGTTCTTGATTAACCATCCCCTGTTTAGTAGTAATAAAATATCTAGTATATGAAAATGATATTGTACATTTTAATATATTAGAAGAATCATATGATACTGGCATAGAGTTTATAGAGATGGGATATGCTTGGAGAAATTGATACTGCAAATGATTTCCAGCATAATCTCTTTCAAATTTT